TATTTGCCGCCGTTAAAACCGGCATATTGCTAATAGTTGACGCTCTCCAACCAACTAAACCTAAACCCTTTATTTGACTTGAGTCGAACATTTATTTTAAAACTACCGTTAAATTCACTAATGTAGTATCACCCGAAGTACCAACACCAACCACTTTCCACTCTCGAAAAGGCGAACCGTTTACAGTCCACGCCGGAACGAGAGCATCAGTAATGGTTATGACATTCAATGTAGTATCCGCTAAACTAGCCAGCGGTGAAGCCGTCAAAACCCCTGCACCAACTCCATTAATAAGAGTCCAATTTGTGCCATCATTGGAACCATACAGGGATAGAGTACCATCAGATGTTCCTCCAAGCTCAGTACAAACCCCCTGGACAGAAATATTATTGTAAGTTCCTGTTGTTTTAAACGTTTCAAAAGAAACGGTTTCAGCACCTTGCAATGTATCAACGTCAAAAGTTATAACTCTTCCTCTCTGTGCATTAGCCGCAATTGCTACAACCACGAATGCTAATAAAAATAATAGCTTTTTCATAATTATTGCAGTTGTCCGGCTTTTACAATCGGAGTTAAATTACTTGTACTCATCGGAGCCTTTAATGGGCCTAAATCAACGGACACTTCAACCTGAATATCTACGTCCTGAGTTTCTGCACCATTCGATTCATTGTCTGCGCCTGTCGCATACTCATGAACAGCAAATGTTAATCCTGATCCTAATGGGTCAGATATTGAACGATAAGAACCTCCATTCTGGAAAGTGTCACCAAATCCTGAACGGTTTAATTGTGGAATCCAAGGTAAAATACCTACTGCACCCTCTGGCATGATGTAACTCATCCAGTCATATCCTGTTGCGTTTGCAAAAGCAGTTGAAGCAACCATGTTCATCCCGTCAATCTGCCATCCTAAATTGGTGGCGTTGCCTTGTCCTTGTTGTCCCAAGTACTGAGCCTTGCCCTGTGCTCTTACGTTGTTAATCACATCGAATGAACCTCCGTAATACTGTTCTCCCATGAACATTTTAATCCACTGGAAATACTGCTCTGAATCAGCAGCCAAAACACCGAACAAATAGTTTGTTGCATCCCATTCCCCTGATTGAGGACTTGTCGATACAACTACCTGTGTTTTATTCGTGTTCAGGTAAGCCATTAAAGCCGTCTCAATTCCTGCGTGTAAATCAATAGCTGCACTTCTCAATTGAGCTGCAACCATCTCAGCGGTATTAAATACGTTCCTGTCTGCTCTCTTGATAGAGTATTTGAACTTTCTGGCATAAGTAGTATAACTCACATCAGCGGTTCCAGAATCTGCCACTGCTCCGGTATGAGCTGCCGCCCTTGCCGAACCTAAAGCAACTGTTTGTTTCTCTAGGTTGTAAGTAGATACTGTTTGTTGGTCAGAACTTTTCTGATTCCACATTCTCTCCCGTTCCGAAGCCGGAACCAGGAAGTTTGTATTTTTTAAAAATACTGATAAAGCCGCCGAAGGCTTATGTTTAAACTCCGGCTTGTTCATCATTTCACTCAATTTGTATTGAGCCGCGTTCCAAACGCTATCAGCATAATTTGCCATAACTAATCCTTATTAAAATTTTCAATCAATTTTTCACCCTCTGGACTGTCTGGCTGAATATTGTTTGCCTCCATGTGCTTATACACATCATTAATCGTTTTGAATTCGCCTGAGTTTCCGCCTTGTTCATTTCCTCCGCCTCTGCCATTTGATTTAAACCAACCGTTCTGAGTTGCGTAATCCGTTAAGATGTTGTTCACTGGAATTACTTTTTCCATTGAATCTTTTATCGGTTGACCATTTTTTTTGGCAATCAAAACATTATTTTCATCGAAATCAAACTCAAACTCTGACTTTATTAATGTTGCAAACTGATTTTTATTCAACCCCTGTACATCGGGTATGTTCTTTTGTAATTCAGACATCACTGAGATGTCCTTTAATCTGCCTTTGTACTGAGTTTCTGTTTGTTCCCAAACTTGCTTTTCAGCACTATATGTGTTCCTCAGATTTTCTAACGATGTATTTAATTCTTGAATCTTTGCATCTGGCTTTTTGTTGGCATCGGCTAGTATGTTGCTCTTAATTGCTTCGGCTATTACCTTGCGGTCTTTACCTTCAATCTCTAATCCGAAATCCTTTTTTAAATCCTTCATTGCAAAATCATAACCAATAGTTTGTCCTTCGGTTTTACCCTCATTTCTAACTGTTGATTTCATCGTTTCTAAATCACCATCGGTTACAAACCTACCATCAATAAACTCTAAAGACATTTCATCTTCTGAGGTTATTGCTTTTTGCAGAACATCTGCGCCACCTTTGACGAACTTCGCCAACTCATCTAAATTTTTAATCATTTTATTTCTTTGCCTCGTTTATTTTTTCCTGCAATTTATCATCTCCAATATTAGCGCGAAATGAAATATTTAATTCCTTTGTTTCCTTTTCGAGCCCAGTCCTTAACTCACTCTTTACCTCTTCAGCTAATTCATAATACAATGAATTAAACCGGGTTTGTGCGTTATTTGTTGTCGCGTCTTTTTCAGAAATCATAACATGACCTCTTTTGGTTGGTTCTTTTCTGTCAATAATAAATTCACCTTTTACCATCCGTCCTCTCACTTGAAACTCATTATACTTCTTGTCCATCATCAATGTTTTTAGTTTTTAAATATGTATTAAATTCACTTTTTAGTTTGTCGGTATCTTTCAATAATATGTCATTCTTGTCTAACGATGTCCACCACTCATTGAAGTAAAACTTTGCAATCTTATCTTCTTTCATTACAGGGAGCAAATTAATCTGCTCATCCGTTTTGTGTACAAATGGCTCTATCTTTATACCTTTTTGTGCTGTTATCATACTTTGCATATCATCCTTGAATTCACTTTGATAGAATTGCGTCAATAAATAATCAAGGGATATTTTAGGCGATCCGTTTGTTTTTGCTGTTTCGTACTTTTTCCAAATAACATCTGGCGGCTCGACCAAATACCTACGTCCATAATTCACACTGGCTCCTTCGTAATTGTCCCTAACATAAAAGAATCCTATTATGTCAATCATTAGCTTCTCCGTCTGCTCGTAAGCATCTGTGAATTTATTCAGCCTATCGTTTACTGGCTGGACATCTATAAAGGCCGCTGTTGCTGTCTCGTTATCTGCCTTGTCTTGTCTTGCTGTTCCCCACATTGTAAAGTGCATCAGACCCCACAACCAATCAAGATTAACTCTCATTTCAGGGGAAGTAGTGGATGACGGCTCAACATATCCTGCAACATCAGGAGCCAATTGAGGATCGTCTGTACTTGTTGGTGGTTTTAGTTTGATAACATCTGAAACGTCCTTTGTGAATGTATGACCATCACCATTGCATGAATGACAAGTTTTACCATCATAAAGTCCTGTCCCATCACAAGTCCGGCATGGTTCTACATAAGCCCAGAATATAGGGTAGCCATGCAGAAACTCATAAATATTCTTAACACTGGTTGACGTAAGATAATTGTCCGCCAAATCAATTACAGGGTCGGCAGGTGAAATGTGATAGCTTAACGTTGAATCTAATATATTGCTGTTTGTTATCGCCGGAACGTAACCCCAGGGATTGGAATATGTTTCTTCATCAATTACCTTAATCTCTTTTTCTATGATATAAATCAAATAGTCAAAAGCACCATCCACGAATCTGTAAAAGTCACCAGGCAAATCAACGCCCGAAGCATCTTGTCTTTTTTCAGGCTCAAACAATATCCAGTTTAATTTCCTTCCATTGGATTCATAGTTACGAATTGAAGCTATGTTTTTAAGTGTTGGTTCTGTTTCTCCGTCATTCCATTCAAAGAAAATAACCCCTGAAGGATCAGAATAGTATTTGTTTGATTGTATTGTTTCTAACCATTTCCGAATTGATAGTCCGTTTGAGGTGGTGCTTAGCTTATCAGTTAATAACTTCTTAGATGTATCTGTTTTTGTTGATATTACAGTACTCCCACCACTGGCAGAAAATACCTTATCTACTGGCCTCAACAAATTTTCAAATACAAACTTATTGGAAGTGGCGTATTTCTTTCTTAATTGAAATTGACGGTCATTTTCATATCCGACAATATTATCCAAATATTCGGCAGTTCCGATTCCGTTGATATGAACCTGCAATTTTATCGACTCTTTCCTTGCTGTTTTTATCCAGTCAGGAGTGCCAATATTAATTATATCTCTTATTTCTTCAAGAGTTTTTACCATTATGCTATTGTTCCATCGGTTACTGCATCCAATGTTAATGTTCCCGTAGTGTTGTCACCCGGAACTATATTGACTGAATATTCAAGAGTAGAATCAATCAAAAAGATTGAAACACCATCCTCGTCTGAATTATTTGTATGGAAAACAATTGGATCAATGCCTTCTTCCAATGGTATCCAGTCACCAGAACTTGAATTCCTTTTTTCAACAAAGTAACTCACACGCCCTGCAACAGTTGTTAAGAATGCTTGTAAATTTAGATATGACCCTCCGGTTATGACTGAACTTCTTGTTTCTCCTCCGGTTAAATCGTATGCGCTTTTGATAGATGCCATAGTAATTACTTATTAATGTCTAACTATTATACACAAATTTAGGTAAAATATCAATATGTTGTATAATTATTTTACACTGTATGATTTCTTTACACTTACAGGCATAAAAAAAGCAACCATTTTTAGCTGCTTTGTTGATTGGATTTATTTGGATTGATTACCAGAATGCGTTGAAGTTCCCGGTTGTCGGATACATATATGAAATAAAATAGCCCCCTGCATCACATAAATGGTCAAACCCACTTGCTTCGATTGGTATTCCGTTTTTATCAAAACTTAACTTCTCAAGCAAATCTGTATATTCAGAGCATTTATAAACG